GAAGGTTAGTTAGAGGTGGTCATTTTGAGGCCTTGGAATTATTGTACGATTCTGTTCCAGGGGTTTTGTCCGAGTTAATCCGTACCGCCTTTGTTCCAAAGAAAGGATATAAGTTTATTGTTGCTGATTTTAGTGCAATTGAAGCTAGAGTGATTGCCTGGCTCGCAGGCGAGACATGGAGAAATGAGGTATTCGCTACCCATGGCAAGATTTACGAAGCATCCGCTTCCCAGATGTTTAGGGTCCCCTTGGAAGAAGTCACAAAAGGTAGTCTACTCAGACAAAAAGGAAAAATTGCGGAGTTGGCCTTGGGTTATGGTGGATCAGTTGGTGCGTTAAAAGCAATGGGAGCACTTGATATGGGTCTTACCGAAGAAGAATTAAAACCTTTGGTCTATGCATGGCGAAATGCGAATCCAAACATTGTTAGGCTTTGGTGGGATGTCGATAGAGCAGTTAAAAAAGCTGTAAAAGAAAGATGTAGAACAGAAACTCATCGTATCCGTTTTGAATATCGCAGTGGAATGCTGTTGATATGGTTACCATCCGGGAGACAGCTTACCTATGTCAAACCAAGGATGGGGATTAACAGATTCGGCAGTGAAGCAGTGACGTATGAAGGCGTTGGTACCACAAAGAAGTGGGAGCGTATTGAAAGCTATGGTCCGAAATTTGTTGAGAACATCGTGCAGGCCATTTCAAGAGATCTTCTTTGCCATTCCATGCGAAAACTGGATGAAGCAGGATTAAATATTGTCATGCATGTCCATGACGAGGTAGTTTTAGAGGTTCCTTTAGTAATATGCGTACAAGACATCTGTGTTCTTATGGGTCAGGTACCGCCTTGGGCGCATGGGCTTCTACTTCGTGCTGATGGATTTGAATGCTATTTTTATAAAAAAGATTAATTTGAGGGGGTTCGAAGCCTCCTCTTTTTTTGCTTATAGCTGAGGGCATGTTTTATCGCTCTACAACTATATGCTGGAGGTTCGATATGAACAAATTAACGATTTTCAACTACGAGGGCAACAATGTCAGAACAATTTTAAAGGATGGTAATCCTTGGTGGGTACTTAAGGATATCTGTTCTGTGCTAGAAATTGGAAACAGTCGTGATGTTACATCTCGATTGGACAGTGATGAAAAGGGAGTCGATATTATCGACACCCCTGGAGGAAAACAGGAAGTATCTATTATCAATGAAAGTGGCCTTTATAGCGTGATATTGGTTTCTCGAAAGCCAGAAGCTAAAAAGTTCAAGCGCTGGGTAACTCATGAAGTTCTTCCTTCCATCAGAAGGCATGGACTTTATGCTACAGATGAGTTGCTTGCTAATCCGGACTTTTTGATTCAAGCACTGCAGGAGCTTAAAGCCGAAAGAGCCAAAAATGCCGAGCTAACAACTACCATTAGCATTCAAGAACAGCAGATTGCAGAAATGAAACCCAAAGCCAGTTATTACGATGTGGTACTTAACTGCAAGGATGCGGTGTCTATTACAACCATCGCCAAGGATTATGGAAAGTCTGGTCGTTGGTTCAATGAATATCTGCATAATCTGGGCGTTCAGTTCCGTCAAGGGAAAATCTGGCTTCTATATCAAAAGTATGCCCAACATGGATATACGACAACCAAAACCCATACGTACTCTGGAAATGATGGGACGATGCATTCAAAGGTTCATACTTACTGGACTCAGAAAGGACGCTTATTCATTTATGAGCTTCTTAAGGATCATGGCATTTTACCATTGATTGAACAAGAGTCCGAATTCGAGGAGATGTAACTTATGGATAAATATAACGCTGAAGGCTATCCAGAAGAGGCTGCAGCAGAAGCCATGGAAAATATCATGCGTGAAGAAAAAGCGAAATGCTATAAACCTTGCGTTTTTATTTGTTCTCCTTTTGCTGGAGACATAGAAAAAAATCTAAATAAAGCTAGAAAATACCTGACGTTTGCAGTGGAGCAAGGAACTATTCCTTTTGCTCCTCACCTGCTATACCCACAAGTGCTAGATGATAGCGATCATGAACAAAGAAAACTAGGACTATTCTTTGGAATGGTTTGGCTTAGAAAGTGCGAGGAGTTGTGGGTATTTGGTCGCTACATCTCAAAAGGAATGCAAGCAGAAATAGATAAAGCATCGAAGCATCGTATTCCTATTCGGTATTTTACCGAAAACTGCGAGGAGGTGCAGAAGATATGAAGATAGCGGTTGGTAACAGCCGGATGGATAAAAAGTGGAAGAACAAAGACATCACATGGGAAGACTTCATCACCCGAGTGAGATCTACCATACGAACAACAGAAACAGTGTCTGAATTTCGCAAAATGAGTCGTGCTAGGCAGGATGCAATAAAAGATGTCGGCGGATTTGTGGGAGGAGCTCTTCGTGAAGGTAAACGTAGAAATGGATATGTCCTCTCACGTTCCCTACTGACTTTAGATATGGATTATGCAAAACCTGGGATTTGGGAGCAGATTGAATCACTTCATGATTTTCAATGCTGCATCTATTCCACACATAAACACACACCGGAAGCTCCAAGATTGAGACTAATCATACCACTAAGAAGAGAAGTGACAGAAGATGAATATCCAGCTCTTGGCCGGATGGTTGCAAAGGAGATTGGGATTAATTTATTCGATGATACCACCTATGAGCCATCTAGGTTAATGTATTGGCCATCGACTCCGTCTGATGGAGAATTTGTTTTTAAAGAAAAGGATGGAGAGCTTTTAGATCCTGATGTTTATCTTTCCAAATATGCGGATTGGCGGGATACATCCATGTGGCCTGTATCCACAAGACAATCAGAGGTTGTACAAAGGAAAATCACAAAGCAAGCAGATCCTTTAAGTAAAGAGGGCGCTGTCGGGGCATTTTGCAGAGCTTATACCATGGAAGAAGCTATCGAAGCTTTCCTACAGGATGTATATGAGCCAAGTGCTATGAATGGCCGATTTGATTATATTCCAGCAGATTCTTCAGCGGGCTTGGTAATCTACGACGGTAAATTTGCTTATAGCCATCATGCCACCGATCCGGCTTGCGGAATGCTGCTAAACGCTTTTGATTTGGTACGAGTGCATAAGTTTCGCGACTTAGATGAAAAGGCTGCAGAAAATACATCGCCAAGTAAACTGCCTTCGTTTAAAGCAATGACAGATTTGGCTTTGGAGGATGAACGGGTAAAAGAGCAGTTTGCTGAAGAGAGAAAGGCTCAGGCTGAAAAAGAGTTTATTGATGAAGATTGGGAAAAGCAGCTGGAGCTTGACAAGACAGGTGCTGTTAAAAACACACTTAGAAACTTAATTTTAATATTAGAAAATGATCCAAACTTGAAAAGCATTGTCTTTAATCAGCTATCAGACAGTCTCGAAATTAAAGGTGATGTTCCTTGGCTACATCCATCTAAGTTTTGGAGAGATGCAGACGATGCCCAGTTGATTAGTTATATCGACACCCATTACGGAACCTTCTCTGCAAGAAACTATGATGTGGCCGTAGCAAAGGTAGCTGACGACCGATCTTATCATCCAATTCGGGAGTTTATTGAAGCACTCCCTGAATGGGATAAGGTACCGCGAGTAGATACCCTGCTCATCGATTATCTAGGTGCATCAGATAACTCTTATGTTCGGGCTGTAACAAGAAAAACTTTATGTGCGGCTATCTCTCGTGTACTGACTCCAGGCATCAAGTTTGATTCCATGTTGGTTTTAAATGGGCCACAGGGGGTTGGAAAAAGCACTCTCATTGCTAAGTTAGGTGGAGACTGGTTTTCAGATAGCTTGAACTTGTCGGATACCAAGGACAAGACTGCGGCGGAAAAACTTCAGGGTTACTGGATTTTAGAAATTGGAGAACTAGCCGGACTTAAAAAAGCTGAAGTTGAAACACTTCGAAGTTTCTTGTCTCGCCAAAATGACATTTATCGTGCCAGCTTTGGCAGGAGAGCTACTCCGCACTTAAGACAATGTATCTTTTTCGGAACCACCAATGCTGAGAAAGGCTATTTGCGGGACACCACAGGAAACCGTCGTTTCTGGCCGGTAAAAACTCCAGGAAATGGTACAAAAAAGTCTTGGCAACTAAAGCATGATGAAATTCTGCAGATATGGGCTGAGGCTCTTACCTATGTGAAAGCTGGAGAAAAATTGTACCTTGATACCAGTCTTGAGAAACTTGCAAAAGAAGAACAGCGGGAAGCTATGGAATCAGATGAGCGTGAAGGTTTGGTACGTGAATACCTAGATATGCTCTTACCAGAAGACTGGGACACTATGGATTTATATGAACGTCGAGCCTATATCAACGGGACTGAGTTTGGTGAAAGTCAAAGGGTAGGTGTTTGGAAACGAAAATCGGTTTCTAATATGGAAATCTGGTGTGAGTGCTTTGGAAAAGATCGAGCCAATCTTCGACGAGTGGATGGCAATGAGATATCTGCAATTATGGCAAGTATCGGAGGCTGGACGGGACTAGTGAGAAAAGAACGTATCCCGCTTTATGGACCACAATGGGTTTACGTTCCCAAAGCATAATTTAGTTTGGAACACATGGAACAATTTTTTCTCAGGAACAGATTTCCCCTGTTCCGGTGAAACAAAAACGGTCTTTTGGTACACCTCATTGGAACAGGCGACAGCCCTTTGTAAAGTAGGCTACTTTATAACTTCTGTTCCATTGTTCCAAAAATAATTATTAAAAGTAATCCTAAAGACAAAAAGAGGAAATTACCTGCAGACGCGTATATACGCGCGTATAGAGACTTTTTGGATTTAGGGAACGTGGAGGAACTATGAGAGAGAAATTGATAGAACAAAAACTGATAAAAGCAGTAAAAGATATAGGCGGCATTGCACTAAAAATTGTATCACCAGGTTTTGATGGAATGCCAGATAGATTGATTTTGTTACCTAATAGAAAAGCTGCATTTGTAGAGGTAAAAGCACCAGGTAAAACTTTACGGCCTCTACAGGAAAAGCGAAAAAGACAGTTAGAAGCACTTGGTTTTTTGGTGTTCTGCCTGGATCACATAGAACAGATTGGAGGGATACTTCGTGAAATACAAGCCTCATGAATATCAGATATATGCCACTGAGTATATTCTTACCCATCCCATAGCAGCAGTGCTGTTAGATATGGGATTAGGCAAGAGCGTTATTACCTTATCTGCTATCTTTGATCTAACACTGGATAGTTTTCTTGTTCGTAAGGTTCTGGTTATTGCACCCCTTCGAGTTGCCAGAGATACATGGCCTGCAGAGATTGAAAAGTGGGATCATCTAAAAGGCCTTAACTACACCGTAGCAGTTGGTACTGTGGCTCAGAGAAAACGAGCGCTAATGAAAAGAGCTCAGGTATACATCATCAATCGAGAAAATATCGAATGGTTAATTTCAAGAAGTGGAATCTCCTTTGATTTTGACATGGTGGTAATTGATGAGCTGTCATCCTTCAAATCCCATCAAGCAAAACGATTTAAAAGCCTGCTTAAAGTCAGGCCACAGGTAAAAAGGATCGTAGGGCTCACTGGAACACCATCCTCCAATGGATTGATGGATTTGTGGGCAGAGTATCGACTCTTGGATATGGGTCAAAGGCTTGGGCGCTTTATTGGAAGATATCGAGAGGACTACTTTGTACCGGATAAACGTAATCAACAAGTAATCTTCTCCTACAAACCAAAACCAGGAGCAGAAGAAGCAATTTATAGGCTCATATCTGACATCACTATCAGCATGAAAGGTTCTGATTACCTTAAGCTGCCGGAGTTGGTTATAAACGAAGTGCCAATGAAGCTTTCTGAAAAAGAAATGAAAACCCTCGATACCATGAAGCGGGATTTAATTACAACGGTTAAAGGTGAGGAAATTACTGCTGCCAATGCAGCAGCTCTTTCAGGAAAGCTCCTGCAGATGGCAAACGGAGCAGTCTATGATGATCAAGGTGTAGTTATTCATATACATGACCGTAAGCTGGATGCACTGGAAGACTTAATCGAAGCCGCTAATGGCAAGCCTGTTCTGATTGCTTATTGGTTTAAGCATGATTTATCTCGAATACAAAAGCGCTTTGAGGTCGAAGTACTGTCCACTAGAGATTCTATTAAGAGATGGAACGATGGAGAGATTCCCATTGCAGTCATCCATCCAGCATCCGCAGGACATGGCCTCAACTTGCAAGCCGGAGGATCAACACTTGTATGGTTTGGCTTGACTTGGAGCTTGGAGCTTTACCAGCAAACCAATGCCCGTCTTTGGCGTCAAGGACAAAATGAAACGGTAGTGATCCATCACTTGATTGCCAAAGGCACCATTGATGAGCGTGTAATGAAAGCCCTAAATGATAAAAACAATACCCAAGCCGCACTGATAGATGCGGTAAAAGCAACACTAAAGGAGGTCTGATACGATGAACATTGTCTGGCAATATTTAGATAAAAGGGCAGCGGCAATCAATGCCTTAAAAGATTACAGCAGCATGAAATACATCATAGAACATACTGATGAGGACATTGCTACCCTCAACGAAGAAATGAGTTCTCCTGTATCTCCAGTTCTAAATGGCATGCCAGCGACCCATGATCCGAAAGCAGGAGAGAAAAGGCTCATTGCCTGCATTAATGAAATTGATGTATTAAAAGAACGCTATCGCCAAGCACTGGAATACATGGACTGGTTTCAACCTGCATGGGATGCCTTAACGGAGGATGAGCAGTATGTGTTAAAGGAGTTCTATTTGGACGATGAACAAAAGCAGATTGATGCAGTGTACAACATCTGTGACCGTTTTAACATTGAACGCTCTTCAGCTTACAACAAGAAGAATCGCGCACTTCAGCATTTAGCACTACTACTCTATGGAAAGTAATGAGTAATATCGTGGACGATTTTACTCACAATCGGTTATACAATGGTATTGTGAAAAAATGTAGAGAGCCTTCGTGGAAAAACCGCGAGGGCTTTCTCTATGCCCAAATGGAGGTGCGAAATGCCAAGGAAACCTAAACGACCATGTTCTTCTCCTGGTTGTCCTGAGCTGACAGATGGACGCTTTTGTCCGGAGCATGCCAAAAAGGAAGCTTCACGATATGAAAAATATCAGCGAGATCCTGAGACGAGGAAGCGTTACGGGCGTGCGTGGAAAAGAATACGTGACCGTTACATTGCAGCTCATCCATTATGTGAAGAGTGCAAAAGAGAGGGAAAGCTGACACCAGCAGCTGAAGTGCATCACATCCTTCCTTTGTCTCAAGGAGGAACACACGATGAAAGCAACTTGATGGCTCTTTGTACTCCTTGTCACTCAGCCATCACAGCAAGAGATGGAGACCGTTGGCCATCCCGGTAGGGGGAGTCGAATCTCTACAGCTTTTAAGCGGACAACGGGCGTGGGGCTTCGTGCAAAAAGTCGCGGTTTCAAACAGGGTAATAACCCCTAACGAGAAAAGAGGTGAGTAAATGGCCAAAGATGGTACAAATCGAGGTGGTGCTCGTATTGGCTCTGGGCAGAAAAAGAAGCCACTTATAGATAAAATTGCGGAGGGTAATCCAGGCAAAAGAAAACTGGAAATTATCGAATTTAAAAATACCGCCGAACTTCAAGGGCAGGAGATGCCACAGCCAAGGGCTATGCTTTCAGCAGTACAAAAGGACGGAAAAACTCTGGTAGCTAGTGAAATCTACAAGATCACATGGAAATGGCTTGAGGAGCGAGGGTGTGCACATCTAATTCTACCACAGCTATTAGAACGCTATGCAATGAGTGCTGCCAGGTGGATTCAATGTGAGGAAGCGATAACTGAGTTTGGTTTTCTTGCTAAGCATCCAACCACCGGCAATGCCATCCAAAGCCCATACGTTTCCATGAGTCATAACTTTATGAGCCAGACCAATAGGCTCTGGATGGAAATATATCAGATTGTTCGTGAAAACTGTGCGACAGAGTATACAGGCACAAACCCACAGGATGATGTGATGGAGCGACTGCTATCTGCCCGTAGAGGCAAATAAGGATAAGGAGCTAACTATTAAGAAGTCAAGCATTTTTGAAAAAGATTGAAAAAGCATGACAAAAACAAGTGCTAGTAAAAGCACAAAAATTGATCTTTGAAAATT